CGATTTCCCCCCTCTACCCCCTCCTCTTGAGGACTGGGGTATGTCTGGGTCCCCCTTTTTCAGATACCCTTGGTACTCTGATCTGCCTCTCCTCGTACCTCTAGATTCCAGCCGAAGGCTGGGCTACTGACCCGAAGGGTCAGATCCACCTCTAGATAGATTGGTAGACGTACCGGGGTATAGCCTAGGAACAGATCTATAGGCCCGTTGGGGTGACCTGTGGATAACCTGTGGATAACTCCGGGATGGTAACCCGGGAGATAGCCCAGGGGGTGGGGGGCTGGGAGCAAGGCTCCCAAATCCTTGCGACCCAAGGGATAGGCTAGGGATAGACCGCCGGGCATAGCTCGTAGAGCTGAATCCGGCGGGTAATCTAGGGACAGCCCGGAGGGCGGGGAACCGGATATCACCGCAGGTGGCCAGGCAGGGGCTGCACGTAGCAGCCGCAGGGCTGCGGAGTGCGGGTATGAATTGGGTAGGTCTAAGGGGCAGTCTGGGGCCGCCAAGCCTTTGGGGGCTTGGCTCCCAGCTATCAGGGATAGCCCGGGCTGTCAGGGGCTGGTCACATGGGTTATCGCTCGGAGAGCGGATTCCATGTGGGCTTCCCTGAGGTCTCCGACAGACGGCGTGTACTGGTGTGTAAATGGCCTTGACTCTTGGGGCTAGGTAGCCGATAATAACAACATGGACGCAGGGGATAGGCCCCTGACCGAACTGGAGAATGATCATGAACGCAACCCAACAAGCAATCCTGGAGCAAGCTAACCTGGCCATGGTGGACGCCTACATTCAGGATGGCACCCTGGGGGATACAGAGGCTGATATGCTGATGCAGGCCCTGATTGCCAAGAATGCCCGGAAGGTCAAGGGCATGACCAAGGCCCTGTATGTGGCCTGGGGGTTTGGCCTGTACTGTCTACTGGGGCTGATCTGGGGGTTTGATGCGGGTGTCGGGGGCTTGATCGCGGGCTTACTGATTGCCGCAGCCCTGACCACGGATGAGACCAAGATGTTGCAGCTGCGGTCCATGGTGGCCCGGGATCTGGGTGAAGCCTGTGCCCGGGCACGGGCCCTGGGCTTCTGACCGCCCATCGTCCCGATGAATGGCCCTTGACCTAAACCCTGCAAAGCCTCATAATGTCATCACTGGGTAGCCACTGGGGCTCCCTGAGAACCCAAGGAAGCAATCATGGAAAAGACCTACCAAACCACCCAAGTTGTTAAGCTGCACGATCAATCCCTGACCTATGTGCACAGTACCGGTGACTGGATCGTCACGGGTTACGTAGCCAGTGTCCTGAAGGCGTACCCGGCTGACCGTCGCCGTCATGTCCGGGTTCTGAAGGAAGAAGCCTTCCGGGGTCCCTACGATGCCATGATGGCCCTGATGGCCCGTGTGTATCCACAGCAATCTGCCCGGGCTCACCATAGGCTGGCCCTGAAGGCCCTGGAGCTGTCCCTGCCGTCCACCCCGAAGGCCAAATGACCACTCACCGGTCTGACGAATGGTAGTTGACAGGCCCGGTAGAAAGAGTATAATGTCAATCATCGAGAGAGCAAAGGGCTCTCCCGGAACCTCAAGGAAACTGATCATGAACAAGCAAATCCAAGCCCAGCAAACCCTGAAAGCCGCTCTGGTTGAATCCCAACGTCTGATCCGCCAGATGGCCCTGAACACCCAAGGGGGCCATGTCCAGACCACTACCCGGGAGACCCGGGGTGATGTGGCCTTCGAGAAGGTGACCTGGAAGTCCAACGACATCCGGGTGTCCCTGAGCCTGTCCCGCTGGGCGGGTGCTTCCTGGTGGAAGATTGAAGCCTACGATGCCCGTGACCCCGAAGGCTCAGGGGCCGCTGTGGAGCTGGCCAATGGCTCTGACCGGGAAGATTGGGAAGTAGCCCGGGAGTACCTGCAAGACGCCTATGACCGCCTGTCAGCCTGACAAACGGTAGTTGACACCCCCAGCAAACCCTGTATAATGTCAATCATCGGGAGAGCAAAAGGGCTCTCCCGGAACCTCAAGGAAACTGATCATGAACAAGCAAGAAACCACCCTCGTCAAACAAGCCATGAAAGCCATGGAAGCCGAAATCTCTGGTAGCTACGGGCTGGGCTACCCGACCGCCCGGAAGGCTAACAAGGGCCTCCTGGACGCCCTGACTCAGGTGGGGGCTACCTGGACGCTGGTTGACTTCCTGCCTGGTAAGGCTGTACACCCGGTGATGGGCTTCGGGGATTCTCTGCAGCCCAAGGCTACCCTGGGCATGAGCGAAGAATGGCAGCAAGGTCTGTGGGCCCTGTGCCACAAGGCCAGCAGGGGCAAAGGCATCGTGATGGCCCGGGTTGACGTGGGTGCCCGAGATCGGGTGGTCAAGCTGGCCGGCCTGTACAAGCGGTGCCAGATGATCCTTGCCGGTGAGGCTGAACTGGGCCTGATCGATGGGGGCCGCATCCAGGGGTACCTGAAGGCTGAATGGCCGACCAACGCGTGACAGAAGCTACCCCACACCGTGCGGTATCAACTTAACAAAGGAGAATGAACGTGATCAGCAAAATTCGTGCAAGCAAGGCGGCCCCTGGAATCGCTGGGGATGGTACCCTGGTCTACCTGCGGGGTATCTCCTGCAAAGCTAAGGACGCTCAGACGGCCCTTGAAGTCCTCAAAGCCAGTGCCCAACAAGGCCACCCCCCGGGAATGCAGATTGCCCGGATGTTCATCCGCTAAGCCCCGTGGGCCCTCCGGGGCCCTCAACCTACCCCAAGGAAACCATCATGTACACCCTGATCGCTGTCTCTGTAGTCGCCCTGATCCTGATCGCCCTGATTGCCCTGAATGAACACCACCGGATTGCCAAGCGTGAACTGGCCCTCCGGGTAGCCCAGCGACAGAGGGCCCAAAGGGCAGAGAAGGCTCGGGCAATGGCCCCCTGGTCCCAAGCCCTTGACTGGGATGGTAACCCCCTGTAAGCCCGACAAGCCAAGGAGGCTGTATGATTCACACCGCTGCCACCCCCTTCGATGCCCTTCAGTGGGTCTTCGCTGTAGCTCTGGTCATAGTCTGGTTTGCGGCCATGTCTGATGGCCCCAATGACTAGCTCACTGTATGTCGCGCTGCGGGCGTGGGATTGAAACGCAGCCCTGCCGGACCGGAATGACTGGCCTGGAATCCCACAGAAGCCCCTAGAAGCCCCTAGAAGCCACCTAGGGGCTTTTTCTTTGGCGGGTAGGGTTCTGACCTTACCTGCCCCTCCCGAAGCCCTGCAGGCCCTGTAAAGGCTTGTGGGGCTTTTGTCGTATCTGGGCTAGCCCGGGAGCGTCCCAGAGAAACCCAGGAATGCCCCTGGAAGCCTCTAGGAGGTCCGTAGAGGCGTTTTCAGGGCTGGCTGGTGTCCTTACCTTACCCGGGCCCTCCAAGGGCTCCTGGGGCCTCTAAAGCCTTCTGGTCCCCAAGGGCCTCCCGCGGCTGTCCGGATACACTCTGGAAGGTCTTCAACTAGCTTATACTAGGTCAGCTCGAGCTGCCTGGGGGCCGCCTGGAGACTATGCCCCGGGGGTACCTGACACCTCGGGCGGTATACTAGGTCAGCGCCAGTCACTAGGTGGGCCTGGGCGCCCAGAGGTTCCCTGGGAAATTCCCCGGGGCCGGTCTGGGATCAAGGCAGGGGATCAAATCTTGGGGTTGACAAGGGAGGCGCATTGGTCCAGAATTCCTCTGTCGCAACCGAGAACCCGAAGGGGATCAAATGAAAGCACTGAACAAACCAGCCGAACTGTACATGCCCGACCTGACCAAGGCTGCCATCTGGTGGCTCCGGTACACCTATGGGGAGGGCCTCAAGTACAGAGCCCTGCTTGCCAAGACCCACCCGGAGATGTATAGTGTCCTCTGTCAGGCATTCATCGATGAGACCCTGACCCCTGAGGACCTCCAAGATGTTCTGGACCAGGTAGCCGAGGTGATCAACCTCGAGATCATCAAAGAGTAACCCTTGACAGCCCAAGCAGTCCCCAGTACAATCCCCACTCCATCAAACCTCTCGGAGAAAACCATGAGCAAGATCATCACCACCCTGTATACGGCCGAAGAAGGCGCCACCAAGTACCGTGTTGTCATTGACGCCCACGGCGAACTGTACTCCCTGGAAGCCGGCAGCATGGCCGCCCTGGCCCAGCTGATCCGGGACAACATCTTCCGGTATGGCCCGACTACCCTGATGCTCCGGGTTCCCGGTCCCCAAGGATTCATCCTGCACCCGGTGGAAGGCATGGAGCACCAGGCCAAGACCAACCAACGTAAGTGGGCCAAGGATGACCTCTACAAGATCGCTGTGATGGCCCTGGGGGCTTCCCCGGCTGGTTCCACCTGGAAAGACCTGGAGATCTGATCATGCTGCAACTGCACCAATACCCCGAAGGCTTGGTCAAGCTGGTAGATACCACGTCAGGCCATGAGAGCCCCAAGTTCCGGTCCAAGCACAACCCACCGCAGACCGTGGCCCTGTTCCACAACCTCACGGCCCGGGGAGTCAAGTTCCATCAAGCCCTGCAAGAGCTGGGGTTCAAACCTGAGAAGTAACAGTAGTAGCTCACACCCCCGGGTGTATGGATTGAAACAAACCTGAGAGCATCAAGGAGTAAGCCATGTGGGTTCTGCAAGCACGCGTCTTGGAAACGGCCTTTGAGATCACCCGGGGTACCCGGGATACCTGTGAAAGGGAAGCCTACAAGCGGTACAACACCTGCCCCCGCCCGGGCATGGGCTGGCTCCGCCTGGTTGGCCTCCCACACATCCCCCAGCTGGAAATCCGGCTGATCAAGAGAACATACGAGGTAGCCTCGGACTTCATCCCCAGCGAGGAATGCTGACATGTACACCTTCTCTGCCCTGATGGCTCTCTGCATGGCCCTGGTCCAAGAGCCCAATGCTGAAATCACCCAAGGCTGGCCCTTCCCCTCCGTCTCCGTCCTGGAGGTTACCGCTGGTGCAGCCCATTGTGCTGTCATCGAAGGGCAGAAGGAGATCGTGGTGATGTACGTGGCTGGCGGGGACACCCTGGAAGCCAAGGCCACGAAATGAAGGTCAACTGCCCCACCTGCGGGGGCATCAAGAGTGCCTCTGCAGGGCCCTACAAGGGCCTCTGGGTGGTCCACTGCCACCGATGTGGTGAGACCTCCAGTAAGCCCTTGGAAGTGCCCCTGAGGCCCGTAGAGGCCCCACAAGGGGCCCCTAGGGAGATCAAGCAGTACCATGAGCCCAGCGAGACCGACCTGGCCTGGCTGGGCCGATATGGGGTCTCCTGGAGGGATGCCCAGAAGCATGGCCTCTTCGCTGGGGATAACCGCCTGTGGTTCCCCGGAGGAGGCTACCTGATTGGCCGAGATACCACCGGCCTGAATAAGCCTAAGTGGCTTACTCTCCGGAAGGAGGACATAGGGTCTGTCCCGGTCCTGGACTGGGGGTTCAGGCCCGTAGTACCTCCCGGGGATTCCGAGATCACAGTAGTAACAGAGGACAGCATGGCAAGCCTGAAGGCTGCCCTGGCTGGCTTCCATGGGTTCCCCCTGCTGGGGACGGCGGTAAACCAGATCAACCCGTTGGCCTTCTCAGGCCGTAAAATCCTGCACCTGCTCGACCCTGATCAAGCGGGGTACAGGTCAGGACAGAAGCTGCAATGGCTTCTGCGGGGTCTGCCCTACCGGTCCTACAGCATCAAGGAGCCCAAGGAGTACAGCCTGGACCAGATTAGGGCCCTAGCTGCCTCTGCCTTCCCCAACCCACAGGCTGGTGGTTGACCACCTACGAGTAAGGGCCTATAATGCATACCCAAGATGACTGACAAAGACCTGCTCCGGGAGTCTGGAGCACACAACCGCCGCATCCTGAAGCTGTACGGGCAACATCTCATCACCCGCACTGAGGCCATCATCTCCCTGAAGCTCATCTCGGGCTTGGGGACGGCCCAGGCCAAAGCCTACCAGCTCCGGGACCCGGAACTTCTCATCAAACTTGAAGCTGGAGTCGAATATGGTTCATACCTTTCACCGTCTGATCTCCTCGCTGCTGTCGCGAAGCAAACAGGAGCACACTTCCCTCGCTGAGGGCTATGTCTTCCAGGGAGGCTCCCTGAGGCTGCAGAAGGGGTCTCTCTTCGAGCTGGCCGGGGAAGTCTACCGGAAGGGCTACCGGACGGTAGGGAACATCGAGGGCCGCCTCCTGTTGGCCTTCTATGCCCCCAATGGCTGGCACATCGTCTACCAAGACGGCTACTCCCTGAGCTATGCAGGGAAACCATTCGACATGCAGGCCCTTCTGAAGGTCCTGAAGCTGCGCCAGGAGCAAGACAAATGAAGACCCCCCTGTACACCCTGGAAGCCCGTGTCAACGGCCGCTGGAAGCTCCTGGCTGGGGTCCCGGAGTACCCCCAGATGCCTGTCTGGGATAACCTGGTAGCCCTCTGGCAGGATCTGATGTACAACTCCAGGCTGACCTGGAGCATCAACGAGGAAGGTGGGTGCCTCATGGCGGATGCCTGGACCGCCCACACCTGGGAATGGCTCTGGGACCCCTTTGACTGGCGGGTACGCCGGGATGGGGTTGACGTCCCCAAGCCGGAGCTGTATGATGCGTACCACTGGCTCACAGCAGACAGCCAGTTCACCCCGACAGACATCGAAACGGAGTATGATTATGAGTGAAACCATCTACGCCCTGACCTACTCGAATGTAGAGGGCCACAACGTAGTTCTTAAGTCCTGCCCCTCCCTGGAGGCCCTGACGGTCTCCCCATACTTCTACCTGGAGGGCCCCCAGGGTGACCTGGTGGTCCTTAACCCGGAGGAGGTGGAGTTTGTGGACCTGATAGACGTGCAGGTCTGGGTGTACCGGGATGGTCAGGCCATCTCCTGTCTCTTCCCGGACGTTGAGGGCCTTCATATACCCGTCGAGAAGTACCACGAGACCCCAGTGCACTACCGGTACCACCTGATGACCCTCAGGGAGACCACTGGAGGGGAAATCCCGTTTTGCCTGGAGCTGTACCGGTGCTACCGGCACCTGGATGAAGCCTGGGAGGACTTCAAGTACCTGACCTTGTCCGGTCAGGTCCCCACCCTGATGGATCGTATCTCCGGGGAGCCCGTGGAAGTATGACAGACCAGACCTCCCCCATTGAGGCGGGAGTCCTGGCGGGCCTGATCAAGTACAAGCAGGGGGATAAGTACCGCAAGGACTTCCCCCAAGGCTTCTCCCAGGCTTTCAAGGACTGCCTGAACACCTACATGCAGGCTCCGGATGCAATCCCGGATGCCCACACCCTGTCCAACTATCTCCGCCTCCCCGAAATCAAGGGCCGCTACCAGAAGAAGTCTGCTGACTCCAGATGGGAAGCGGCCCTTTTGCTGTCTGAGGCGGCCGCAGTAGCCTCCCCAGCCTCTGAGGCAGCCATCCGGGAGGAGTATCTGGCCGGCCGGTTGAACACCCTCCTGCAGACCTACCTGGAGGGCGATCTGGGCTCCCTGGAGCAATCCCTGGAGTGTCTCCTGACCTCCCTGCCCCAGGCTGAAGAGGAAGATCCAGAGGACGCTACGGACGCCCTGGAGGACATGCTGGCCCTGCAGGATGAGGACACCCGGGGAACCCCCTGGGGCCTCCCTGACCTGAACCAGAAGCTCCGGGCTATAGTCCCCGGGGAACTGACGATCCTGGGAGGCTACGGAGGGCATGGGAAGTCCTCCCTGGCCGGTTACCTGGTCCTCAAGGGACTGAGGCCGGACATGGGCCGGAAGGTCCTCTGGTTGAACAACGAGGGACCAACCCCCAAGATCAGGCTCCGGGTCTACAGCATCCTCCTGGAGAAGTCCTACGAGGAGCTGAAGGCGGACCCCCGGGCAGCCCAGGGAGCCTATGAGAAGGTCCTGGGGACGAACCAGGTCATCTGCCAGGGCATACATGATATGAGCTGGCGGGAGGTGGAGGCGATCATCGAGCAGCACAAGCCTGACCTGTGTATCATCGACATGATCGACAACGTCATAGCCCCCCCGATGGCCCGGCAGGACCAGGAGCTGACCTGGTTGTATGCCCGGGCACGGCAGCTGGGGGTCAGACTGGGCTGTGCCATGCTAGTGACATCCCAGATCAACGCCCGGCAGCCGGGGAACCAGTACACCATGAAGCCTACCCGATTCGATCTCCTGGGGTCCAAAGCCGGTAAGGCTGGGGCGTGTGACAACATCATCCTCATGGGCTACAATGAGGAGTACCCCAACCTCAGGTACATCAACATCGACAAGACCAAGAGCCAGCGCTCTGGTGCTAACCTGAGTGCTCCCTTAGTCTACTCATTCGACATCACAAGGAGCCAGTATGTCTCAATCTGAATCTGTCATCCCTGAGGTCCTCTTCGTTCCCTTCAAGTCCGGTCCGGACGTCAAGGAGCGGGAGGGCCTCAAAGCCCCCAGAAGGGACGTAGTAGCCCGTATGCCGAACGGTACGGACTGCTCCTACTCCTACTATGACTTTGCCCTGGAGGGCTACACGGAGGTCTCCCATGGCTAAGGTAATCCGGGCGTGGGACATCGAAACCACGGTGGCCCCGGGGAATGGCCGGAAGGCGTCCCCATTCAATCCTAGTAACTGGGTGGTAGCCCAAGCCTGGGCGGACTATGATCCCGAAGGCTTCATGGCCGGAGGCCAGAAGGTCCAGATGACCCCGGTAACCCACCGGTACTGGGCCTTCAAGGACCGGGCAGCCTATGATGCCAAGGTGGGCGCCCTTCGGGAGCAGGCCGAGATGTTCCCCGAGCTGGGTACCCCAGTAATCCCCAAGGAATCCCTGATCTACCCGGGTGACGGGTGGTTTGAGGAAGTCATCGACGGGGTCGATATCCTCTGTGGGGCCAACATCAAGTTTGACCTCCAACACGCCCTCTATGGCAAACCAAAGAACCAGGAGGCTTACTGGGCCTGGGTGGCCACGGGGGGCCGCATCTGGGACATCCTCCAGGCCGAGTACATCCTGGGCTATGCCACCCCGGAGGTCCAGTTCGGCGGGGAGTTCTCCAGCCTTGAAGGGGTAGCCAGCCGGTATGGCGGTACAGCCAAGCTGGACCAGGTCAAGGCTATGTGGGCCCAAGGGGTGGATACCCCGGACATCCCCCGGGACATCCTCTTGGAGTACCTCTGCGGGAAGTATGATGGGGACGTCTGCGAGCATGGGGACATCGGGAATACCCTCCTGTCCGCCGTCGCCCAGATGAAGGAAGCCCAGAAGCGAGGTAAGGTCCGCCAGTGGCTGAAGGTCGAGATGCTCTACATCCAGGCCCTGGCGGACATGGAGATGAACGGCATCTATATGGACCGGGAGAAGGCCGAAGCCTTCCGGGAGGAATCCCTGAAGAAGGTCGAGGAAGCCCGGGCTACCCTCCTGTCCTACCTTCCTGAGGAGTTCAGAGATTGCTTCAGCTTCTCCTCACTCTTCCACAAGTCAGCCTACCTCTACGGAGGTACCATCAAGGCCCAGGTAGAGGGATGGCAGAACAAGGACGGGGAGTGGTCCCGGACCAGGTGGCCCGCGGGACAGCAAGCGTATGCCCAGATGGATGCATGGGAGTTCATCCTGGACAAGGATGGCAACAAGATCCCCACCCAGGCCGTCCGGGGCGCCTATGAGGGCTTCAGGGCCAAGAAGGTCAAGGTGGATGATCCCAGTAAGCCCAAGTTCAAGAAGTCCCTGGAAGTCACCGTAACCCTCCCCCGCCTACTGGACCCCCCAGAGGGCTCCGAGATGGCCTATGAGGGTGTCTGGAGTACCGCTGGGGAGATCCTGGAGGAGCTGCCGGAGAAGGATCCCCGGGTAGCTGCACTGAAGGAGCTGGTCCTCTGGGAGAAGGATGTCAAGGGCTCCTACTGGTTCATTGACCCCAAGGGTAACAAGAAGGGGCCTATGACCTTCCTTGGGCCAGACGGCCTGATCCACCCCTCCTACCAGACGAATGGTACGGAGACCACCCGACTGTCGGCGAAATCGCCCAACACCCAGCAGCTGAGCAAGATAGGGCACGTCAAGGAAGCCTATATGACCCGGTTCCCCGGGGGTGTCATAGGACAGTCCGACTTCTGCCTGTCCCCGGATACTCCAATCCTCACAGGGGACTTTGAGTACATTCCTGCCGAGAAGGTCCAAGTAGGCCAGGAGCTTGTAGGCTTTGATGAATTCCCAGAGGAAGGTACCAGGTTCAGACGTTTCCAGAGGGCCTTTGTGACTGGGGTCAAGCGGCTAGTCAAGCCGGGTGTCCGGATCCACCTGGAGGATGGGACCCACTTTGACTGCTCCTCAGACCACCAGTGGCTCTCCACCCTCCGAGGGAGCCCTCGGAGAGTTTGGGTGGCTGCAGAGGATCTTATCCCCAACCTCAGTGTCCTTACCCAGGCGGTGGAGCACTGGGAGACCGCCAAGGGGGAGGACGCTGCTTGGATTCGGGGAATGATGGATGGTGAGGGCTGGGTTTCCTCGGAAGGGGAAACTGAAAAGAGTGTAGCCGTAAGGCATGGCTGCAACTGGGGGATTGCCCAAAGCCCTAAAGGGGATAACGCACTGGTTTGCGAGGAACTGCGGAGGGCCTTCGAGGCATGTGGGGACCCTACCCTTGAGGAAAACAGGTCCTCGGACGGCCTTGCTTACTTCCGATTCGCTCCAGGTATCCCCCGCCCCGGTTGGTATGCTGTGGGTAAGTACCGCCCAGTTAGGCTACTAGCTAAACTGAAGCGGTGCTGGCCGGGCGGGTCAGTCAGGAGTAAGTTCAACCGGGTGGTGAAGGTCACCGCGGTGGAGCCCCTGGGAGACATCGAGGTAATCGCCATCGAGACTACCACAAGGACCCTGATTGCCCGGGGGTACCTGAGCCATAATTGCTCCCTGGAGATGTACGTCGCCCAGTGGCTGTCTCAGGATGAGGGCCTTGCCGATGTGCTACTGGCTGGTAAGGACATCCACTGCCTGACCGTGTCTGTCACCAAGGGCATCCCCTATGAGGAGGTGATGGCCCGGAAGGAAGCAGGTGACCCTGAGATCAAGCGGCTTCGCCAGGAAGCCAAAGAGCCCCGGTTCGCCATGACCTATGGGGCGGGCGTCAAGAAGATTGCCTGGTCTACGGGCCTCCCCGAGGCTGACGTGCAGGCTATCATGGATGCCGACAAACAGATGTTCCCCGGGTACTATGCCTTCATTGAGCAGCTAATGGCTCACCTGAACGCCAACAAGGTACCCACCGGAGAGCCCCGGGTTCACCCCCTGGACCCCACCCAGAGATGGCAACCTGCCATTGCTACCTGGGAAGCCCCCTACGGCCTCACCTTCGGGTGGGAGACCGAACCCTCTCCCCAGTTTGCCCTGGACAAGGGCATCACCGAGTCCATCAAGCCCACCAAGGCCAAGAACTACTCCGTCCAAGGTACTGGCTCTTCGGCCAACAAGTGTGCTGGCGTGGTCGCCTTCCTGTACCGGGCTCATCACCCTGAGTACCGGAGAGTTCTCCCGATTGCCCCCGTCCATGACGCGAACTACTGGGACATCCCAGAAGACCTCATAGAGCCCGGGGTATCCCTCTTGCAAGCCTCCATGATGGCGTGCAATAATGTCCTCCAGGCCCTGGGTCTGAACACTCGGGTAGCTGTCCCCGCTGTCACCACCCATGGCCCTTGCTGGAAGGAGCTGGAGGGAGACAAGACGGTTGACAAGGATGACCCAAGGGTGGTACAGTTCATCTCGGAGCTGACCTCCAAACCTTTCCTCAAGGAGATCTTCAAATGACCGAACAATTCAACCCCCTGTCCCTGATCGTTGACCAGGACGCCTCCGAATCCTTCGACATCAAGTCTGGTGGTGGCCAGTCCCTGGAGCCCCTGCCGGCCGGTGTGACCCTCCAGGCCCGCCTCTGCGGTTATGTAGAGCTGGGCGTCCATGAGGACACCAATCCCCAAGGCCAGATCCGGGACAAAGAGGAGGTCCGCCTCTTCTTCCAAGTCTGGGGCAAGCAGCTCCAGAAGGACGCTGAGGGCAATCAGATCCCCCGCTCGGTGATGCTGTACATCAACAAGTCCGCCTCGGACAAAGGCCACTGGCTGAAGGTCTTCAACACCCTGAACCATGATGGCAAGCGGAACAACATGGCCTCCCTCCTGGGGGCCCCATGCCGGGTTAAGCTGGTAGCCGGAGCCTCCAAGGACCCCAGTAAGCCCGCCCAAGCCCGCCTGCGGCCGGATGGCATCACTGGCCCGGTGGTCGAGGTGATGGACGAGGATGGCAACGTGACGGGCTCCCGGGTCATCAATCCCCCGATGGTAGACGCCTCGGAAGTCAAGGTCTTCCAGTTCCATAAGGGCACTCGGGAGCAATGGGACACCCTCCCGTACTTCCTCCAGGAAGCCATCAAGGAAGCCAAGAACATCGAGCAGTCCCCCGCTAAGGACTATCCGATGAAGGAAGCCCCTAAGAGCCGCCAGAAGGCCGCTGAAGGCGATCAAGAGGAAGCCCAAGGGGAAGCCCCTAAGGCACCCCCGAAAGCCCCTCAGAAGCCCGCTACGCCGGTCGCTGACGATGACCTGTTCGGAGATGACGACCTGTGAGTATCGACCGTCCGCTGGTGCTGGTGGACGGTGACCCCCTGGCCTACAAGTATGGCTCCCTGAATGACCCGGCCCTCGCTGAGTACCAGGTGGGCCTGCTGGTAGGCCAGCTCCAGAGCCTGGGGGAAGTCAGGGTCTTCCTGACCTCCCCGAGCTCAGTCAAGGGGTACCGGTACCACATAGCCAAGACAGCGCCCTATCAGGGCAACCGTAGTGACAGCAAGGGGACGTTCCCCTGTAAGGGCCGTGTAAGGGCCTACCTGAAGTCCCTCCCTGGGACCCAAGAAACCTCTCTTCTCGAAGCCGATGACCTCCTCGCCCAAGCCTCCCGTGAAGCCCCCGGCAGTCTCATCTACTCCCCTGACAAGGACATGATGGGACTGGCTGGGGGCTTTTTGCGTCTGGAGAACCCCCTGATGGAACCCACCTGGGTAGCCCTTGAGGCTTCCTGGTGGGACCCGGAGAGGAAGAACTACTGGGGGTGGAGACAGCCCTTATACCAGATTCTGACTGGGGACCGGGCTGACAACATCAAACCCCTTCTCCCTTCCCTGAAGCCCAAGCAAGCCCGGGAACTCCTGGATGCCTCTGGGAGCCGCCAGGAGGCCCTACAGGCCGGCATGGACCTCCTCCTGGGGTCAGGGGTCCAGCCAGAGAGGATCGTTGAGCAGACGGCCCTCGTGGCCCTCTCAGGGGCTGAGAACCCCGCCAAGCGGGTTGAGGAGTTCTGGGGGAGGTTGACAGGGCAGCCCCTGCTCCCTACAATGCAATCACTCTCAGACACCTGGAGAACATCATGGTTGCAATCCTCCTGAAGCTCTTCGGCTTCGCCATCTCAGCCTTCTGGCTGATCTTCCTCATCAAAGCCGCTGGAGGCGGGGCTACCCGGCACTCCGGGGATGACCGTCAAGGAGCCGGAAGTGGCTACTAAACTGACTGCAGGGGATGTAGGCCCGTACAGGGCCATCCTCCTGATCCGCCAAGGGGGCCTCTGTGCCCTCTGTGGGGAACCCCTCAAAGAGCGGGACGTCCTGGACCATGACCACAAGCAGGGACATATCCGGGGCGTCCTCCACGCGGGCTGCAATAGCCTTCTCGGGAAGCTCGAGAACAATTACAGGCGATACGGTGTCCAGAACCTCCACAAGTTTCTGGCCGGGGCAGGTGCCTACCTGACCCGGGGAGACCGGATCCCCCTCAGCGACCGCGTGTTGCACCCCACCTTCAAGACCCCGGAGGAAATCCGGGAAGCCCGTAACGCCAAGGCCAGAGCCCGCCGGGCAGCGGCCAAGGAGAAGAAATGAGCCGTCCTGCCCACGCTAAGGACTACAAAGCTGCCTACGGTAAGCTGATTGTCCTGGACATCGAGACCACCCCGCACCTGGCCTACACCTTTGGTCTGCGGAAGACTACCATCCCAATGGAGAACGTCCTGAAGGAGTCCTCAATCCTTTCCTTCGCCTGGAAGGTTTATGGGGCCTCCGAGGTCTTCTATGAGGCGGTCCCCATCGACGCCGAGGACAAGTGGGACGATGGGGACCTCTGCCAGAAGCTCCATAGGCTCTTGACAAAAGTCACAGGGGTCATCGGCCACAACATCACGGCCTTCGATATCCCCCTGATTTCTCGAAGGTTTTTCCATCACAGCCTTGGGCCGGTCCCCAAGTTGCACCTACTGGACACCTTAACGATGGCCAAGGACACTGGTAGGGGACTCTCGAACAAGCTTGCCTACCTGACTAGGGGCCAGGAGGGTCTGGAGAAAAGCTCCCATGGGAAGTTCCCGGGGATGTCCCTCTGGATGCAGTACCTGGCGGGAAACCCGGAAGCCTACCAGGAGATGGAAGACTACAACGTGATGGACATCCGGTCGAATGAGGTCCTCTTCGACCGCCTTCGCCCATACAGTAATGTGTACATCCCGGGTCAGCGGGAAGCTGCTGAGAAGAACGATGCCCCCACGTGTTTCTGCGGTTCCTCGGATCTCCAATCCCGGGGCTTCTACACTAGCCGTAGCGGCAAGTACCGCCGGTACCGCTGTAACCAGTGCGGTAAGTGGCTGTCCTCCCGCCTCTCCGAGAAGGGTCAGGGCAATGTCTCCCGGAATGTTCTGAAGGGAGGGAACCAATGATCGACTACAAGCAAGACAAGGCCAAGGTGGACCTGACCCTGGTCCATCTGGATATGGCCCCCACCCTGGAAGCCTGTGCAGCTCTCCTGCAGGACTCCCTGAAGCGTCGGGGGTACCCCCGGAACGGCTACAAGAACCTCCTGGGCTCCGAGGACCGCCTGATGGCGGCCTGCTACCGGCATATGGCGGCCATGGCTACTAACCGGTGGGCCCTTGACCCGGACTCGGGTATGCCTCACCTGGTACACGCCATCACGAACCTGATGATGCTTCACGAGTACCTTCTCCGGCACGGGAAGGTCCCCGATACCCAACAGGCTTGACAAGCCGCCCCAAAAGCCCCAGAATCTCTCCTGTCCCGGGAATGATTCTGGGGCTTTTCTCATCTCTACCCTCTGGAGAAGTACCATGGAAGGATTGACCTCCCTCACCTTTGCGGGTCTTCTGGCCCTCCTTGAAGTAGTCCCTGGATTTACCATCAGATCTGAGGGCCCACGCACCATTATCACCTACCCCGAGGTCCAGTACATCGTGGACCATGACCGCTGGCTGCGGGGCTGCATCCGGGAGGATGCCCAGGTCCGCACCGGGGTGGGTGACAATGGCCTGGCCTACAACCTGCATGTCTCTACCGGGGATGTCCGGGAGAGCTGCGAGGACCTCCGGGTTCATGACTACGCCCTGTGGATTGACGCCGCACGGGAAGCCCGCCGGAAGCACATCCGGGATGCCAAGATCAAAGCCCAACACAACCGCAAGGAGGCCAAATAATGGTCCTGATGTACACCCGCTCGGGCTGCATGCCCTGCAAGGCCGCTAAACGGCTCCTGGATCAACTGCAGGTCCCGTATAGCACCTTCGTATTACCGGATGGCCCGGAGGCCGTAGAGGGCCTTCCTGAGGCCCTGAGGGGCCTTAGAACCCTGCCCATCATTGTCTTCCCCTCGGGCAGAACCGTAGAGGGCTTCATGCCCGAGCGCATCAAGAAGGAAGTATCCTTGCTGTAACCTGTAGTACCTGTCAGGCCCCTGAGGGCCTGTGGGTTGAAACATCCCGGATCGGATCAAGAAAGCTTGCCAGAACCTGTAAGTAGTAGTAGCATAGCAGTACCCCAACAGGTCCCCAGGGTCTCTCCTAGTAACCAGAGTAAGCAGCGATGCCCTCAGGACGCGCTAGGAGGCCCCTAGGGGCCTTTTTTCGTCTCGGTAGGGTTCTGACCTTACCGGACTCATTCAGGGGCTCTGAGGGCCTCTAATCAAGCGAGGTTATATGACTGATAAACAAGCAAGGCAGGAAGCCCGGGAGCAAGCCTACCGGGAGCAGGTAGCCAGCCTGATCAACTCCCGGTGGGAGGAGCTGGCAGCCAAGGGAGCCGGGGGAGGTACAGCTGCCGCCAAGGTTCTGCTCCAGAAGTACCTCCCCCTAGCCGTCACCGGCTGGCGGGCGGCTGAAAGGGTGGCTACCCAGGGCCAGCGGTCCATGAACAAGGTAGACCGGATTGGTCTGGAGCGGACCCTGGTGGTCTGCCTGGTGGCTACCCTGAATCAGCTCATGCGGCAAGGGGCTGTCAACAGGACTACCCTGGTGGGGGTGGTGGCCGAAGCCCTGGATGACGCCGCTGTCATTGGCTCCCTGTGGGCCACCGACAAGCAAGCTGCCAATTTCCTGGCAGAGAGGGTCAAGAAGGAACAGGCGGGCCGGGACAAGTACGTGAAGATGGCCAAGAAGTCCCTGGCTTCTCTGGGCTCCAAGGGGTTAGTGAACCCCGTCTTTGATGACCCCGCACACCCCTTGCAATTCTGGGACCGCAAGGAAGCCCGGGGGATGGCCCTTGTCCTCCTGAGTGCCCTTCTGGGCTCCGGGATGCTTTCCGAGGAGATTCTCCGGAAGGGTGGCAAACCTCTCACTATACTGTCCCTCTCCGAAGAGGCCCAGGAGATGCTGGCCAAGGAGATTGCCCGCCTAGCTGACGCCCCGGGGGCAGCAGGCCCCATGGTCTGCCCTCCCCTCCCCTGGGCCAAAGGGGAGCCTGGGGGATACCTCCTACCAGCCCTCCAGAAGGTCAATCCCCTGGTCCAGGGTGCCCGATGGGTCCAATCCAAGGAGATGCCCCTGGTCTATCAGGCTGTGAATGCCCTCCAGAGAACTGCCTGGCAGGTGGATACCCGGGTGCTGGGTATCCTGCAGCAGGTAGCTACTCTTCCCCATCTGAAGCACCATATCCTGGAGGGTGCCCGGGTGGACATGCCCGAGGTTGGGGAGGAAATGCAAGAGCTTCTCCTGAAGAAGCGAGAAGGGGAAGCCACCCCTGAGGAAATCCAGGAAATCCGGGACTTCATGAGTGCCCGGCGGGAAGCCTACCAGCTCCAGAATAGGGCTAAGCAGGCTACTCTACGGTTCACTACCATCCTGGGGGAAGCCCAGGGGCTTCGGGAGGAAGAGGAGCTGTACTTTGTCTGGTTCATGGACACCCGGGGCCGGATGTACCCCCGGGCCTTCGGCCTGAGCCCCCAGGGGTCTGACCTCCAGAAGGCTCTCCTGAGGTTCCGGTACGGGTCTGCTATCCGGAATGACCGGCAGGTCGAGCTGTGGAAGACCAACCTGGCCCAGCTCTGGGGGGAGGACAAGCTGTCCTACAAGGACTCCGTGGCCTGGGTGGACGCCCATGAGGACCTGATCCTCCGGATGGCTGAGGAGCCCCTGGCCTATACCGAGTGGCTGGACTGTGATGCCCCCTGGCAGTTCATCCAGGCAGCCCTGGAGTACGGGGACTGGAAGAAGGACCCGGAAGGCTTCCGATCCCGTATCCCCATCAACCTGGATGGTTCTATCAATGGTAGCCAACACTGTGCAGCCATCCTCAGGGACCCTACCGCTGGAAAGGCTGTAAACCTCCTTCCAGGGCTTCCAAGGCAAGACCTGTACATGGAGACCTCCCGGGCCGTAGAAGAGGCTCTAAGGGCCTCTACGGACCTCCCAGAGGTACTCCGGCCCTTCCTCTCCCATGGGATCCCCCGGGCCATGTCCAAGAAGGTCACCATGACGGTCCCCTACGGGTGTACAGCCTTCGGGGTCCCTCAGGGGCTCCTGGATAGCTACCTCTATGGGAGTCACATCGAGGGTCTCCCGGAGGACAAGAAGTTCCAGGCTGCTTGGGCCCTCAAGCCCTTTGTCTGGGCGGCAGTCCAGAAGACCCAAGCACCTACCCTGAAATTCCTCCAAGCAGCCCGGGATGCCCTGGCGGCCTATATGGCCAAGTGGGATTACTGGCGGATCAAGTGGTCTACCCCGGATGGCTTCCACGCCTCCCAGGTCTATCTGGCCCGGGAGGCCCATGAGGTAGTAGGCTGGTGGGGAGGCCAAGCTGTGAAGGTCATCTTCCAAGACCGGTTCTCCACCCAGGGAGATGTCAAGAGGGCTGTCAGGAAGAACCTGGCTGCCTTCCCCCCGAACCTGATTCACTCCCTGGATGCGGCCCATATGCGGGAGGTCATCCGGAGGATGGAAGCCCGGGGCTGTCAGGACTTTGCCATGATCCATGACTCCTTTGGCTGCCCTATCGGGTACGCTGACATCCTCTGGGATACGGTCAGGGAAGCCTTCCTGGACCAGTACAGGGAGTACCCGGTCATCCCTCTCCTCCTGAAGGAATGGGGGGTAGCGGATACCGTCAAGGCCCCTGAGGAGGGGGCCCTAGACCTATCCGGTATCCTCCAGTCTGAGTACGCCTTCAAGTAAGCCCCCAGGGCCCTGCTCAAAACGTGAGCAGACCCCTTGCAGTACCCTGTTGCCCGGAGATTGGCTCTATAAGCCCGTCTCCGGGCTCTTTGCATTTCCGGGGGGGGGCTAATCCTGGGTACCCTCCTGGAATTTCCCCCCTATCCAGAAGGAAGAGTCTGGACTCCAGTCCCTTTCTTCTCCGGCCTCATCGACCGACACCGACCGACGTACAGCTATCCCCTGACCTTCCTTGGCTCCCTTGGGCTGCCTTGGAGGGGAGGGATAGAGGTACAGAGGGAGGGAGAGGGAGATAGGAATCCGGCCCGTAGTAAGCCCCCAAGGCTTACGGAGGGGAGCAGACCTAAGGAAGCCCTAGGATTACCCTAAGGAAGCCCCAGGAAGCCCACATGCACTTCACGCTCCGCGTGGACTCCATGTGAGTACCCTAGGACTACCCTAGAGATACCCAAGGACAGCCCAAGGACAGCCCAGGATTTCCCTAGGATTACCCTAGAGAAGACCAGGGGAGACCAGGTAGTATTGGGGGAAGGGGGGAGTCTTTACTAATATAAGATATGTCAGAGCTCTGAGCCGACCCAAGACCCCCCCCCAATCACCACCAACATGTACCCTCAAGGAGGTACCATGGAACATGACATGAACACCCCTGAGGGTATCGAGGCCCTCATCGAAGAACAGACCCAGCCTCCCCAATGGCTCCCCGGCCGGAGGCTGGAGGGCTACCGGGATGTCCTGACTGGTTGGGTCAAGGAGACCTACCCGGACCCTTCCCCTGAGTTCATCCAGGCCAAGGTCCAGTACCTGCTCTGGGAGTACTACCAGGGGGCAGCCCTGGAACACTTCCTGGAAGACACCGGCTGGGAACTGGATGAAGCCCCGGAGGACCCTGAGGAGCCCCAGAGGGGCTCAGGAGCCTCTGAAGGGGAAGAGGAAGCTCCTGACCTTACCTCAGCCCTTGAAGGTCCCAGAGGGCCTATATGGCGGTCCTATGACCATCTTATCCGGAAGCCCTACTCCAATGCCGTGAAGGCAGATGCCCTGTGTGACTACCTCCTGCAAGCCATGGAGGATACCGGGGAGATCAGGACCCAGAACGGGAAGAAGCTGTACGAGACCCTGGCCAAGCAGATAGACGCCTTCTATGGAACCAAATGACCTCCGGATGGCCCTATCCAAGGCCCAGCTCCGGGAGCTGCTGAGGAAGCTCCCCAAGCCCAATGTCCCCAAGGACCAACTGGAAGCCGGGTTCCTCCTGGGAATCCAGTACGTCCGGGATCTCCTCCAGGAATACATCAAGGAGTAGTCATGAGCTTTTTCAAGAAGGTAGTCCGAGGGCTCTTTGGGTCAGGGCAGTCAGCCCAGACCAGGGCCTTCAATGAAGACTGGGCCAACCAGATGGCCCTGAAGACCGCAGAGGGGCAGGCCCAGGCATATGCCCTGCAATCCCAGGCCAAGCTGATGGACCTGCAAGATCAGATGTCTCTCCAGGCTCAGAAGGAAGAGGAGGAGCGAATGCGGATGAACAAGCTGAGGGTAGAAGCCGGGACAGCCGGAGCCCGTAACTTCTTCAAGTGGGGAGGCTAAGCCATGGCAGTTCCATATCAAGCCTCCCTGGCCTTCGATGAGCCAGCCGAGGGGGAGACTCCAGCCCAGACCTGGGACCGCCTCCAGAGGGCCTCTATGGAGGTCCGGAGGCGTGCAGAGCTGAACAGCTCCCTGACCTTCCCGGAGGTCTACAACGAGGAGGCCAGCAACCCCGATGACCGGCCTACCCAGACCGGCTTCCATAGCCTGGGCTATCAGGGGATGAACAGCTTTGTGAACAAGCTGTCAACGGCCCTCTTCAGTTCCTCCTCGGGCTTCTTCAGGCTGTCCCCAACCCAGAAGGGATGGGAGCAGCTCCAGGAAGCCTTCCCGGACAAGGCCAAGGGAGAGCTGGAAGCCTTCCTGGCCCAGATGGAGCGGGATGCCGTCAAGGCATGGTCCCGCTTGGGAGACCGAGATAAGCTGACAGAGGCCCTGGCCCATATCGCCATTACCGGGCAGACCTGCATCTGGTTTGACAAGAACCTGAAGCAAATGCGGGTCATCCCCCTGACGAACTATGCCCTCCGGAGGTCTACGGATGGGAACATCCAGACCCTGGTCATAGCTGAGACCCTGGCGGTCCTTGACCTGGCCAAGCCCCTCCAAGAGGCCGTCTATAAGGCCCGTGGAGACACTACCCACCCGGAGACAGGGGTAACCCTGTACCACCGGTGGCAGCGCCTGGACAAGGCCAAGTACGTCTATGAGGCATCCGTGGAGGACTCAGAGGCCGAGGTAAGCCTCCGGAAGGAAGTCTCCCTGGACAAGCTCCCGGTGCATTGCCCGTACTGGAAGCGGGGAGACCAGGCCAGCTATGGCATAGCCATGGTGGACGGTATCGTAGCGGATCTCCTGCGGTACAATGACCTGGCTGGGATGCTCTACGAGGGTGTGGATGCCCTGACTGACTGGCGGACCCTGGTTAACCCCGGGGGTCAGACGGATGTTGAGGACTTCAAGAACACCCGGAGGGGTGAGGCTGTAGCGGGCCGGAAGGAGGACATCAGTACCTCTGAGACCGGTAACCCGGCTGTCCTCCAGTTCGCTGCCCAGGAGATGGAAGCCTTGGAGAGGCGGATCAATGGGGCCTTCCTCCGGGAGCTGAACCTGTTCCGCCAGGGGGACCGCATTACTGCCGAGGAGATCCGGACCCTCAAGAATGCCCTTGACGGTCAGTATGCGGCCATGTATAGTGCCCTGGCTCACCGGCTGCAGCTGCCTCTGGCTAAGTGGATCGTTGAGCTTTCTGGGGTTCCCCTGGATGACTCCATCGAGGTAGACATCCTGACCGGGGATGCAGCCTTGACGCGGACCCTGGAAGTCGGTAATCTGGTGCAGTCCTTCCAAGCCCTGGCTTCCCTGGCGGCTACTCCCCCGGAGCTGCAACAGAGGATCAACTGGCAGGCCGCGGCAGCCCTGATTGGTACGGGCTTCTCGGTAGAGCTTGACAGCATCCTGAAGTCTGAGGCAGAATTCCAGCAAGAGCAGCAAGCACAGCAAGAGCGAATGATGGCCATGCAAGTGGCTGCCCAGCAAGCAACCCAACCCCCACAAGGTACCCAATGAGCGAAGAACAGAATCTGCCTCCCCTGGTCATGCCCCAGGAAGCCCCCGAGGCCGATCCGGTAGCCCCGGAAGAGGAAGTCCCCACCCCAGCCCCGGAGGAGGAGCCCCAAGAGGCCCCTGAGGAGGCTGAAGAGGAGGACCTGACCTATACCGAAGAGGCCGAGCTGGACTCGGCCATCCAGGCTCCCCTGGAGATCGGCCTGAAGATGCTGGCCGAGATCGGCATCAAGAAGGGCCACCCTGCCCTGGAGAAAGCCCGTAACGGTGACTTCGGAGCCCTGGAGGCTGTCCTGGAGCACCTGGGCGACAAGAACGGCAAGGCTGCCCTGGGTCTCCTGCAGCACGCCTTTAACTTCCACCAGCAGAAGGTCAAGCTGGCTCAGGCCAAGCTGAACCAGGAACTGTACAGCATCGCGGGGGGCAAACAGCAGTTCAATGAGCTGCTGGCCTTCGCCAAGGAGCATGCCTCCCCTGAAGAGCAGGAAGCCTTTGATGCTGACATGAAAGCCGGTGGTCGGGCAGCCAAGCTGGCCGTGGAGAACCTGAAGCTGTACCAAGCCCTGGCCGCCCAACGGGCAGAGCAGGGGGCCGGTGAACGGGCCTTCCAAGAGACCGTTGCCCGGAACCCTCTGGCCTCCGCCAGTGCTCCGGCCCAGAAGGCCAAGGATGTCTTCCAGTACGCTGAAGAACTTGAAGCCCTGTATGCCCAGGGGCACAACGACAACAGCCCCGCAGTACAACGAGTGATGCGTGCCTGGGCACGTAGTCGCTGAGAGCCTTTAGAAGGCTCTTGACGGCCCCGGGGGAGCCGGGTAGTATCTTCCCTCGACGAACAACCCAAATCGCCCTACGGGGCATCCTAGGGGCTCCCAGCCCCATCCCTTAAAGAGAGCAAGCAACATGGCTAATACTCCGTCCCTGAAAGACCTGGTTCTGCCTGGCAAACTGGGTTCGACGGCTCAACCGACCAACTCGGCCACCTACCAGCAACAAGGCGCCCCGACCAGCCGTGAGCTGCAGATTGACCTGCTGCAGAAAGGCGTGGAGCGCTCCCTGCGTAACCACAGCGCTGTGGCTCACATGATGCCCCAGCGTATGATCTCGGGTACCTCGACGGTTCGCATTGACGCCATGGGCGGTGGCGGCCTGGGTGTCAAACGCCGTGGTGAGGCCCCGGAACTGCAGAACTACAAGTTCGGCAAATCGAGCTTCACGATCGATACCCCGGTGATCGCCCGTGCGGCCATCGAGAAGATCGATGAGGTCTCCAACCACCTGCCGGCCATTCGCATGATCGCCGAAGAGCAAGGTAAGGACCTGGCCCTGTTCCTGGACCAGATGTACATCATCGTGGCTACCAAGGCCGGTATGATGACCCAGACCCCGTTCCAGGGCATGACGGGTGTCAACGGCTTCTCGGGTGGTAACCAAGTGACGATGGCGTCCGCTGCCGACAAGAATGACCCGGCTAAGCTGTTCAATGCCTTCCGTCAGCTGCGTACCCAGTTCCGTAACAAGAACGTTGACTGGGTCCGCGATGGTAACGTGATCCTGGTCTCGAATGAGACCCTGGAAGTCCTGCTGTCGAACGAGATGCTGACCGACCGCAACATCAAGTGGTCGGATGGCACCGAAGTGAACGGTGTGGTCCTGCGTAACTTCGGTATCCCGGTCGTGGCTACCAACCAGTTCATCGGTGGTCAGAACATCACGAACCACCTGCTGAGCAACGCAGCCAACAACAACTTCTACAACGTGGACGCCACCAAGCTGGTTGCCACGGTGGTCTCGGCTAAGGCCCTGCAAGATGGCTTCTTCTGGAAGCCGCAATCGACCATCAAGTGGGACGACGTTGACCTGTGCACCTATGCCACCACCTGGATGGCCTGCGGTGCTGGCGTGGCCCGTCCTGAGTATGCTGGCGTGATCATGACCGCTTAATGAAGTAGTGACCGTGTCCCCGGGTTGACGGGGAGCCATAAGGGCTCTATCCTTCGGGGTAGGGCCCTTTTCGTTCTGGGCCCTAGGAGAGCGTATGACCGAACTAGACATCTGCAACGCCATGCTGGCCCAAGAGGGCCAAGACCCCCTGACCACCCTGGACCCCTCCCACCCCTCCATGGCCCGTATCCGGGCTATCATTCGGAGGCAGCATGAGAGGCTCTTAGGGCAGGGCTATTGGTTCAATACCCCGGTGGTGGAGCTGACACAGAATCCCCAAGGGGAGCTGGTACTCCCAGCCAATGCCCTGGCCATCCGGGAGTACCTGGACACCCCCCAGACGTACCTGACCCGCCAAGGGAACCTCCTGCTGCCCACGGATGCCTCTGAGCCTCCCAAGAAGGTCACCCTGAGACTGGTAGTCCTGATCCCCATCACGGACATGCCCCAGGTCGCCCTGGAGTACCTGTCCGCCCTATGCCAACTGGAGTTTGCCCGGACACACATCAAGGACCCCACTGAGGTAGACGGGGCCATGAGACTGGTCCAGGAAGCCCGTATAGCCCTCCGGGCTGAAGCCATCCGGCAATCCCAGTACACCCCGGGGGCTTCCACATATACCCCAGCCCGCTGGGCCTATGACAGGAACCGGGTCAACCGCCTGGCTGGAAATAGTTATCATCCCTGGGACACCCTGGAAATTAGGAGGCGCTGATGAGGGCCGTATCCGGAGAATTTAAGGATGTCCAAGCGGGCATCTGGGAAGTCCTGAATTCTAACTGCCCCTCAGGGGCCGCTGTGGATGCCTACAATGTGGACTTCCCTTCCCAAGGGGGAGTGCGCCGTAGGCGATCCTTTGACCAGCTGGCTTCCTACCCGGGGCAGGAAGGGGGAGCTGGGAGCTGCTTTGCCCTCCCCTGGGATAATGGCTGGATCGCCTTCAAGCGTACCTCGGCCACCACGGAGGCCCCTATGTGGGGGCCCGGAGCTTCCTTCCCCCGTCCCCTGGTCTTTCATGCCACTGCCGTAGGCTCTGGGACCCTCCTGTTACACCAGGATGGTCTCCTGACCTTCTCCAAGGGAGCCTCCCAGCAGGTCAAGGATAAGGCGTATGTGACGGTCCTTGCGGGGGCCGCTGAGACCACCTACCGGCTTGACGTAGGGACCGGCTGGGTTACCTACTATGCCCCGCAGACCACGGACCCTAATGCCGAGGGGTACTATGAGAGGCCCAAGCTGGACCTGTCCTCACTGAACCTGTACTCGGGTACCTCGGTCTCCAGGGAGTTCTCCACGAACCTCCCGGGCTCCATGTGGTTCCGGGATGAGGAATACCCTCACTTGATCACTTGCTGGGGTGTCAAGAGTGGCCGTGGGGGCTTCCAGTTCAGGGAGTGGCTGACTGGCCTGCAGCGGGTCAGTATGGATGGTACCTCCCTGTCCATGGTGGGGGGCTACGAGGGTAATCCGAACCCAACTAACCCCTCGGCCTACGCCCTCTGGGGTATCGGGTCAGCCTCAGGGGATGGCAAGGGCACCTGGCGGCCTGTGATCCCCTACAGTGATGACCCCAATAGCCCCTGCCAGAAGCTCCTGACCGGTAGGGGTGGTCGCGGGGTGGCTCTGTACTTCACTTACAACGAGCGCCAGCTCAACCCTTCCTATAACCTCCAGCTCCAAGAGGCCAACCACCGGTACCAGGAGCAGCTCCTTCAGTGGCAGACAGAGGTCCAGAAGCGGACCCAACCCTCCTATATCGCCAGTAAGCTGGTGGAGCATCTCAGGGGCATCAACGTCACGGCCCGGATTCTTGATGGGGCTTCCAATACGATCGTCATCGAGGGGCAGAACCCCGTAACGGTCACGGACTCCGGCACGGGTACCGCTATGCGAGCCACAGTCCTGAAGCAAGCCAAGCTGGCTGACCTCCCTGCCCGGGCAGAAGATGGGGACCTAGCCTTGGTGGATGGCCTAACCTTCCGATACAACCGGAACACGGCCAGTTGGAAGGAAGCGGCTCCCTACCAGATGGAAGTATCCAACACGGCCATGAGCTGGTTTGGGGGTACCACCATGATTGGTATGGATAACCAGGGTCTCTGGGCCCTCAAGCGGCCCTCAGCAGGTACTGGGGAATCCCTGGCGGATGTCCTGGGAGACCATGTGCCGGTGTGGGCTTCCGAGCATCTGGGCCGGATGGTCTTTGTTAGCCACCGAGGCGTCTTTGTGAGCGCCGTAGGGGCTCCCTTGGACTTCTTCCCAAGCTCCCTGCTGACCAAACGGGAGGATGACGGGTACTACATCCCGGTCTCCAATTCCCCGTCTACCTCCATCGTGGATGCCTGCATCTTCGGTGGGGATGTCTACCTGCTGACCAAGGATTCCCTGTACCGAGTGGGCATCCAGGGCTCAGGGAACACCTACAAGCACAAGATAGCCTCCTGGGGCTGCGAGTACGGCCGGATCGTGGCTACCAACATGGGCGTCATGGTCTTCGACGTAGGCGCGGGGACCTTCTCTACTTACCTCCTGGAACCCTCTCCTGAGGGCAACAAGGTAACCCCGGTACCTTACCTCCTCCAGCTCGACCCCCGGAAGCCCAGGGGCTTCCAGAGGTCCCGGTCAGGCTTCAGGGTCTCCGTGGGGAATGGCGGGGCATCCCTGTGTATCTGGATGGGCCCGGGTCGTGAAGGGACTGGAGAAGCCTTTCTGGTTGACCTGGGGCAGGTCCCGAGGGTCCGCCGGTACAAGTCCAACTTTGGGGTCTACATGGCGTACTGCGAGAAGGGCCTGGTGAACTGGATTTTCCGTCCGGACACGAAAGCCCTGTACGTCCACCTATACCCCCGAGGGGAAGCAGAGGCCCGAGGGGACGCAGGGGAAGCCTGGATCGTCTTCCATGTTCCCCCAGAGTTCCGGACCTACGCCCCCGACGGCCGGTACACCTTCAAGCAGTTCACAGTCTACCCGGAACGTGGTAATGTCCAGGTATCCGTGGCTGGCTATCATGCTAGCCAGACAGTCCCCCCGGACACCGTGTATCGGAATCCCCTGACGCTTAACCTTGGGCTTAGGGAAGGCCACCCTTGCAAGGTGGCCGGTGAGGGGGACTGGTGGATCAAGGTAGCCCAGTACACCGTACTGGTCCGTAACGGCAAGACTCCCTCAGGGTGGCAATGAAGGAATTCTTCTCCAGTCTGGCTCCTTCCCTTGCGGGGAGGAGTCGGGCACGTAGGGTCAACGACATGGCCCGGAAGGCCGAGAGCCTCAAGCTCACGGACATTCACAACCATAATCAGGCAGCCCTTGGGCAGGCTGCCCTTGACGCCAAGGTCAAGTCCAGACAGAACGCCCAGGTCTCCAAGCAGTTCTTCAATGACCGCCAAGCCCTCCAGCTCAATGAGGCTGAGCGGCAGACCAACCAGATGTTCAATGACCTCCAACGAGTCATTGGCAAGGAGGCCGCTGCGGGGGCCATGGCGGCCATGCACGCCTCCAAGGGCCTTACGGGGTCCTCGGTGGCAGCTCAGTATACGGCCGCCCAGGACTTCATGAACGGCTATCAGGACTCCCTGGCGGAACGTACCGCTAAGGCAGCCGACTGGAACTACAAGCAGGACATGGCCTCCCTGATCTCCTCCTCCTTCAATAGCTTCCGGACCGACCAGGCCATGGTTGGCCTGGACTATACCCAGGTCAAGGCCCAGAGGCAGAAGGAAGGTGGGTCGGTCTTCAAGTCCATTGTCAAGGATGCTGCCCGTGGAGTCGCTGGGTACTTCGGGGGCTCCTGGGCCCTCGGGGCCATCGACAAGGTCCAGGGCTATGAGAACAGCTACCAGACGGGCTCTGCCATCATGCAGAACTCCCTGGATACCCTGTATGGCCCGGGACGGGTCCAGCTGGCTCAAGCCAAGCGTCCGGACCTGACCTCCTGGGGAGCTGGCTTCGGTACCTCTGGGAAGACCAACGGGGCTCTCCTGGATGCCTTCAAGGGCACCAAGGATAACCCCAACCTGTTCAACTTTGCCCAACAGGGTATGGACTGGTACAACTCCCTGGGGAACCAGAAGGCTGTCCCTCAGCTCCAAGGAGGCTACTCCCTGATCTCAGGGGGAGGCATTGGAGGCGCCCAGAAAGGGGGGTTTGACTTCTCCAACATGTTCGGTATGATTCAGAACCTGTCGCGGCTCTGGGGCCGTGGGGGTTGAAACGGGAGGTAACCTATGGTTGACCACGCATCCGACGGTCAAGTACACGGGCAGGCTTTCTTCAAGTCTGCCCGGGAGGTCCCCGGAGGTAACCCCTCCGTGGGTCGCATTATCGGGCCTATGGGCTCGGCAATCCTGGGCTCGGGGGTAGACACCCTGGGTCCCTCAGTAGGTCAACAGCAGGGCATCTCAGCGGCCGTAAGGGCAGTAGCCCAAGGGCAGTACCAGGCTACCGAGAAGGCCCTGACCCCATACCGCCAAGAGCAGGTCCTCAAGGGCATGCAGGCGGTGACCATGGGGCAGACCATCAATCGGGTAGCGGCCGAGAGGCCGGCCTACGCCACCCTCTTCGGGGACACGGATGCCACCCTTGGTGCCAAGCTCTATGCCAGGGCAACCAAGGGCCAGGAGGTCCTCAAGGGCATCCAGGAGGCCATGCCAGAGCTGAGGAAGCTAGGCCCGGACCAAGCCCGGCAGGCTATCCTGAAACATGTCAACTCGGTCCAGACCGGGGACCCCACGGTAGACACAGAGATCCAGACGAAGCTCATGGAGAGCTTCCCGGGCCTCATGGACACCTACACCAAGCAGGCCATCCAGTACCAGCAGGAGCGCCTTACGGCCTCCCAGCGGGGCTTCATGGACATGGCCGGGCAGGAAGTCCAGGCGTTCATGGCCAATGCCTCCATGACCGGGGAATCCAAGGCTGACCTCCAGCGGGCCCTCTCCTCGGTAGCTCGGTGGGATCAGGCTGTCCAGCCCCTGCCGGGTCAGCGGCCCGAGATCTGGCAGAAGAACCTCATTGACTCCCTGGAGCTCCAGATTGGGGCCATTGGGGAGCAGGAGGCTTACCTCAAGGAGGATGGGACCCAGGGGCTCCGGACCAAGGGGGCCCATGGCATCTTTGCCCTCCTCCACCACTCCCAGGTAGTTCAGCAGCTCCCCGAGGCAGAGCGCCAACGGCTGATGGACAAGGCAGAGCTGGCCTTCAAGAAGGCAACCCCGAAGTACATGGAGCCCTTCGCCAAGGAGATTGCCCAGCTGAAGACCCGGGTAGCCCACCCGGGCCCCGGGGATAACGTCAATGCCATGATGGCCCGCCTCCAGGCGATCTCTGATCAGTCCCAGAGGCTCTCTGGGTCCCCTTACCCCCTCTTCGATGCCAATGACACGGTGGCCATGCAGTCCCAGATGGCTGTCAACATTGCCCGGAAGAAGGAAGAGCAGCTGGCCAAGATGGAGGCTGACCGGAAGGAGGAGATGAGGTACCTCCGGGACAAGCGGGACCGGGCTGAGGCTGAGGCCCTCAAGGAGCTGATCAAGGAGAAGCACCTCCTGGATCTGACCAATCTGGCCAAGGCGGACCCTGTAGCCTTCGAGAGGACTGCCCTCCTCAACGGGATGTCCTCGGACCAGCGCCAGCAGGTCTATGCCCGGGTCTTTACAGACCCCACCACCCCCCGGGAGACCCAAGACCTGGTCATCCGGAACTCCGGAGTAGTTCCCAAGATCGTCCAGGCTACCTATGAGCCGGGTGCCCGGGAGATCCTTACCCGGCCCCTGGAGGAGGTCGCCAAGTCCTCTGACCAATTCATGGGGATCATCACTCAGTACCGGGATCTGGAGGCCCGCTGGGGGACTGACAAAGCTGCTCAGGCATTTGGTGGGGCAGACTACGCTAAAGCCCTCAAGGCAGGTATGAAAGCCCTGGACATGGGGGCTGATCCCAAGGAAGCCACTATGGTAGCCCAACGGACCTTCAAGGGTTACACCCCTCCCCGGGCATCTCAGGCTGACCTCAAGATGGCCAAGGAGGCCATCAAGGAGTACGCAGGGTACGGCTTCCTCAGCATCTTCACTGACAAAACCAAGGGACAGATAGCCCAGCTGGCCTCCGGCCTGAAGGATGGAGGCTCTGAAGCCTTCCAGGCGGATGTCTATACCCGGGCCAAGGAAATTGCGGAGATGGAGAACATCCCCGTGGAGAAAGCCCTACCCACGGCCTTCACCCAGATGCTCGCAGGGGAAGCCCCCAAGTACGCCATCATCGGAGGCCAGGCAGTTCCCTCTATGTTCCAAGGGGAGCGGTCCTTTGTGGATGCCCTGGTGTACCCCAAGGAAGGTGCCGGGGTTCCCCTGGACAAGGCCAAGGAAGCCATGGACGGAGCCATCGAGAAAGCCATGGAGAAGTACCCCCTGGCCAAGATGGTGGATGTTATGCACCAGTCCGGGGGCTCCACTATCCCCCATATCATGATCCGGATCATGGACTCCTCAGGGAATGTTCAGAAGGTCTCCATCACGGATAGGGATGTCCGAGAGTACTACCGGTCGGGTATGGCGCCAAAGGCCACCCAGGGGACCACCCCCACGGGTCCGGGGCCAGCCAATTCCTTCGGTTGGGGAGTACAAGCGGGGGCTGCCCTGTCCAAGGCCCTGCCTACGTGGTCCCAGGACAAGGCCAAGGACAAGGAGAAGCTCAAAGAGGTGTATGACCGGTACGGCGAAGCCGCTTCCCGCCCCTGGGGAGAGAGCTGGATGGCAGAGCCGGACCACTAACAGGCAGACCTAGTCTTGCCTTCTGAGTAGCCCTCAGGTACCATTGGGGTAGTCCCCGGGTACTTGGGGGCTTTTTTTCGTCTCTGGAGAACACATGGTTAAATCGACACAGTGGGTAGATCCCGTTGAGAGCTGGCCGAAAGGGTGGCAACCCTATCAGCCCCAGGACCGCTCCCGGGTCTCCTACCAGAATGAGGCCCTCAGGGCCGCCGCTGCTCAGCCCCTCCGGGAGTATCAGAAGGCAGACTACGGGCAGTCCGATCACTCCTGGCTGGTTGCCGGGACAGAGGCTGACCAGCAAGCCCAAGCTACCTTGGAGGGTAACTCCGTAGCTGGCACCCTAAGGGCCGCTGAGGCATCCCTGGAGATGGGGGCTATCCCCACCCTCCTGGGCCGGGCCTATGAGGCTTGGCAGTACCAGACCGACCTCTCCAAGCGGGAGCGCTATGGGGAGAAGGCCATCGGCCGGGTCATGGGTCAGAAGGAGTGGAATGGCCTGACCGAGGCTGAGCGGACCTACATCGAGGAGTCCTGGAACGAGGAGCATGCTCGGTTTCGCTGGGAGAAGCTGAAGGGCCAGAGGGAGCTCCTGGAGAAAGCAGGGGCCGGCGGCCTGACCCAGCAGCTGGTCGGGGGCCTCCTGGGCTCCCTCCCGGAGGGAGTGGCCCTGGGGATGGTCGGGGGCGGACTGGCTAATATGGGTGTCCGGGCTGCCCAGAGGTCCCTGGCTACAGGGGCTACCTCCAACCTGGCTACCAAGGTCATTGGCACCCGAATCGGAGGGGCTGTCGCGGGTAACCTCCTGGGTGGTACTGTCCCGGAAGCCATCGCCTATGCCGTGGACCCCTACAGGGGCCTTGAGGACATCCTTGGGGCTACCTTCTTCGATATCGGGGGCTCCCTGGGTGCCATCAAGGGTGCCGGGGTAGGCGGAGCTTGGGCAGCTGCTGGGAAGGAGCTTGGCCATACCCTGACCAACCTGGACATCAAGATGCCCGAGTGGATGCGTCGAGGCAAGACTGACCCGGCATCCACCCCCGGGGCTACCCCTGAGAGCCCCATAGATGCCTCAGGAGCCGTTGAGAAGTCCCAGGAAGGTACTGACCCCACTCAGACCCCTGAAAGCCCTGTAGAGCCTCCTGTGGCCCCCGAGGCATTCCCAGCTCAATCCAAGGTAGTCCGGGATGTCTCCTGGGCCTCTCCGGAGGAGCTGGAGAACCTGGGACTTTCCGACAAGGTCATCTATGACGGTTCGGGCCGGGCCCAGCAGGTCTCGGACCACGTCAACTTCTGGGAGCTTCCAGCTGGCTGGGTGGATTCCTCCGGCCAGGTCTCCCGGGGTGTAGCCGAGGTTGCCCCTCCCAGGGTGGATGACGGGGGTCTCAAGAGGATGGTCTCTGGGGTAGCCGATGATGGCCTCTCCCCGGCAGAAGCCTCAGAGATGACCATCAAGGGAGACCAGCACTGGAGGGACTGGAAGGAATGGGCCCAGTCAGAGGCAGGTGGCCGTAGGACGGATGAGGAGGCTGAGCTGAGCTACCTCCAGGCCCGCTTGAAGCCCGCCCATCCGGGCTCTCGCCTCCTGAAGACCCCCCTCCGGGACTTCATCCAAGATGGCAACCTCCGGATGTCCCAGGACCTCCCCAATGAGATCCAGCAGGCTGTCAAGGCATTCTCCTCGGATATCAACCCTCATGCCAAGGTCTGGGTGGTCCACGAGGAGGCTAAGCACATGAACGGGAACCTGGGGGATAGCTGGCCCGTTGGATCTGATATTGTCCTGATCCGGGTATCCCGTGGCCTGAAGGGACCGGATGGGGTCGCCACAGCTATCCATGAGCTGGCCCACAGCTTTACTACCCGTGGCCTTGTAGAGCTTCCCAAGGAGATACGGGACAAATGGGGTGAGCTGGTCCGGAAGACCCAGGCCATCATGGAGGACCCCAATAGCCGGGGCCGGGCCTGGTACCTCCGGTTTGGTACCCCCGAGAATGTGGGCCGTACCCTCTTGGGCCTGGAGAAGGATCCCCAGGCTACCCTCCTGAACATCCTGGGAGGGGATAACAAGTACTGGGGTAACGCCCAAGAGATCACCGCTGAGGCAGCCGTCAGGTATGCCCAGAGGCGGTATGTGGAATTCATGGGTGTCCAGGGCACCAGGAAGGCCCGGAAGCACGAGTACATCCCCGTGGGCCTCATCAAGTGGGCCCAGAGGACGGCCCGGGCTCTCCAGGATTCCTGGGACAAGTTTAGGGCTGACCCAGTCCTCAACCAGATGGATGCTGACTGGGATGAGGTCTTCAAGGCCATCGGAGATAACAACGAAGCCAAGGCTCGGGCAGGGGTAACCCATTCGGATCCCATTACCGACCCGGCGGCCTATATCTGGGAGCAGACTTCCACCAAGGATCCCTGGGCCTCCAAGGCCCCGGACCCCGCGGCCCTCAAGGACCCTGAGACCTCCCCCGGGGGATCCCCTGACCTCCCCAAGTATGCTGACTGGGTACAGGCCAAGAGGGCCCGGGAGCAGGAAGTCATGGTCCTCCCGGAACAGCTGGCTGCGGACATCAAGAAGCACAACCTGGGTCTTGAGGAGATCCTCCCGGATCAACCCAAGGAATCCCCGGAGGTTAAGCAGGCCAAGGCCGAGGAGGGGTCCACAGATGATGAGATGCAGAACCCGGACCGTCCGGACTTCAAGTACAAGGTCTCCCCCCAGGGTCATGCTTATGGTCTGGATCTGGTCAACCAGTCCAACCAGGCTGAGGTAGCAGCGGTGATCATGATGGACCGGGCTGTCCAGACAGCCATCCAGAATGCTCCTCCCCCAAACATCAAGGAGCGGTCCTCCAGGGTCCTCCAAGGGGAGAAATTCCGGGATGCAACCAAGGGTGGCTTTGACAAGTTCGTCAGCGCCTCTCAGATCGCCCTGCAGTCCAAGAACCCCGTGATCCGGTACTTCGCCTGGGTCCTCGGGGAATCCCCAAGCAACCTGACTGGTAAGCGACAGAACCGGTCAGCAGCCATCGCCTCCTTCCACAACGAGCGGTACATCCTCCAGGATGCTACCCGGGGTCTCCAGGACGCTCAGGCCCTCTGGGCCAAGGAGAATGGGTACTCCACGTGGAATCGCCTGACCTCCCCTGAAGCTGCCCGGAAGTTTGACAAGGAGCTGCAGGAGTGGCTGTACAAGACCTCGGTGGGTGACGGGAAGAAGGCCATGATCCCTGATGATGCTCCGGACTCCATGGTCCAGGCCATCACGACCCTGAGGGACGCCTACGCCCGGGCCAATGAGATCGAGCACCGGTACCGCCTCCCGGGTACCCAAGCAGACCTCCCGGATCCCCTGGGTTATATGCCCCGGGTGCTGGACCCCGAGAAGATTGCCAATCTGACCGTGGGCCAGAAGCGGATGGTGGTCGATGAGATCTACAAGCAGCTCATGGGCCTGGGGACCTTCTCCCCCGTGGTAGCCCGGGAGACTGCCGTGCGGTACCTGGACCGTGCCGAGAAGGCCCGGGGTGGTGTCTTCACTCCCCAGAAGGCCACCATCGACAATGAGGACTCTGTCCGGGTAGTCCAGGCCCTCCTGAAGGACCAGGGCTTCAAGGAAGAGGAGGTTGCCCAGATGACAGGCCCCATCCTGCATCAGAAACAATCCCACTTCTACCGGAAGCTCCGCCTGGACGAGAACAAGGACCTTGGGGATGGCATTACCCTTGGGGACCTCATGTGGACGGACCACACGGCCCTCCTGAGGCAACATGCCCGCTCATCCGCAGGATGGGCAGCCATGGCAGAGCAGGGGATCTACGGGTATGAGGGTATGCGGGCTGTCCTGGCTGCCGCCTCCAAGGGCTCCGGGGACATGAAGGGTACCAAGGCTGAGCTGGACGCTCTGTCCCAGATCATGTCTGAGGTTTCCAATGTGCCTCTCAATGAAGGCCAGGGGCACTACTACTCCTCGGTCCTCCAGGGGGCTATGCAGGCTACCTCCATCCTCCGGCTGGGTGGTCTGGCCTGGACCCAGTCCATGGAGATTCTCAACGTGGCTGCCCACATTGGGGGCATGAATGCCCTGCAGGCCCTGCCTCATCTCCGGAGGCTGAGGAAGGAGCTTCTGCATATCGCCAAGACTGGTGACTATGGGGCGGCCAAGGGCCTCTTGGGGGAGCTGGAGGAGCATATGGGGGTGGCCTTTGGGACGGACGGGTACTTCCTGCCCAACCCCTGGGATACCGAGGGGCGGTCCAGGGATATCCGGGGCTCCCAGGAGAACTCCAAGGTCTTCAGGTTCCTCAACAGCGCCTCCCACGCCCAGGGCATCATGTCAGGTATGAGGGCCATTCTGGGGACTCAGCAGAGGTTTGCTGCCCATGTGACCCTGGAGCAGGCCCTTAACCGGGCCATGAAGCTCTCTGAGCCCGACACCTGGATGAAGGACATCGGCTTTGACGGGGAGATGTTCCAGAAGCTCAAGGCTGTAGCCTCTGATCCCGCCATCGTGATCCGGGATGATTCCGGGAAGGCTGTCCAGTTCAATGCCCGTCGGGTACCTCCGGAGTTCCTGGATGCCATCGGGGAGCGGGTCTACCGGTCCGTTAACCAGATGATCCAGGGTTCCTTCGCTGGGGAGAAAGGGGCCTACGTCCATGACTCCCTGTGGCAGACCCTGACGCAGTTCCGGGCGTTCTCCTTCCTGGCTCTGGAGAAGCAGCTGGGTAGGCAGGTGGGGAACTATGGGTATGCCAAGGCAGCCATGATCCTGGCCACCACGATGGCAGCAGCTATGCCCATTGTGATGCTCCGGGCCCTGATCCAGTCCCTCGGGAAGGATGAAGAGGGCCGGGAGAAGTACCTGAAGGAAAGGCTGCACCCCATGGAGCTGATCAAGGCATCGGCGAACTATGTTGCCCTGGCAGGCTTCCTGCCGGACATCATTGATGCCTTCCAGGACGTGACTGGACAGAACACCGGGCCTTCGCGTAAACTCCTGGGAGACCGGATAGCTCCCTCGGTTGGCCTGATCAACGACTTGTACGAAGCCCCCCACAACTACAAGAAGGCCCTTGGGCTGATCCCGGGAGCTACCCTCCCCTTCATGATCCCTGTGATGAACGGAATCAAGACGGGGGTTGACTCACTCACTGACGAAGAGGATTGATATGGCAAGGACCGCTGCCGAGCTGGTAGCGGCCCTCGACTCCGGGGAGCCCAGTAGGGTTCTCCGGACCCCCGAGGGTTGGTATACCACACAGGTACTAGACTTCTGCAAGGAGCTATGGGAGGTAGACCCCCTGGCCCAAGACACCAACGTCAAGGCAGCCATTGCTGCTTTGCCCCACCCTAGCCACTGGGAAGATGAGGCTACCGCACGGGCCACCATCACCCAATGGCTTTCTGTGCTTTCAGTGGCCAGCTCCCAGTTCTCCAAGGACCCCCTGGCTTGGCGGGATAGGACCCACCCTCCGGAGACCCACCGGGACCGCCCCTGGATCAACTCCTTCACCTTCAAGCCTTTCCCTGGCCAGCTCCCTGCTCCCTTCACCATGGGCACTGAGACCTGGCATCGGTCGGGAGAGGGAGGTATACGGCTGGTGGCCGGGAAGGACCCCACCTCCTACGCCCTCCACTCTGCCTCGGGCCCACTGGCCTGGCGGACAGCTACCACAGTGGACCTCCGGAAGTACCAAGAGGAAGGGCTTCAGGGGTACGGCATCAGATCCCCCCTCCCCAACGCCCCCGCCCACCTGCTTACCCTTGACCGGCTGTACAGCCACCTCCTGTACTGCGTCATGGACTGCCCACCCCCGGGCTATGAACCGGCCCCGCTAGCGGTCTGGGAGGTTGCCCTCCCCCTGCGGAATCCGGCAACCAAGACCAGCTCCGTGGTACTCTCCTGGCGGTGTGTGGCCGCGGGGGTAATCCAGAGCTGGACTGGCGTGGCCCCTCAGGGAGCTATCTGGCAAAGAGGACCGAGTGGCTCCCCAGCCACCTACAAGAAGTACTCTGTGGGTGACCACATCTCCTGGAAGATATTCCCCCCTTTCGGGGGGTGGCCCAGGAAGGAGTTCTCCGTGAATATCACCGTAGATGGGGTTACCCGGAGCACTACCTTCATCCTCCCGACCGCCCAATGGGAAGTCGTGGCCCAACCTGTACTAGCCCGGGCTGACCAAGGGGAAGTCCTGAAGCCTACCCTGAGGTGCACCGAGAAGGGCTACGTCTGGGGGGGCTGGTCCTATGATCAGCCCACAGGCTGGCAGAGAGGGCGTACTGCCGTGGAGCCCGACTCAAATACCCTGTACGAAGTAGGGGCCGAGGTTTACCTGACCTTCCAGGCATCCCAGGTTACCCCGGATACCCTGCTTACCCCCCAGAGCGCCTCCCTTAGCGTTGACGGTACATCCGCCACAGCCCAGTACCAGCCTGCTCTGGCCACCTTCAGGAATACCGTGACCTCTCGGGAGGACCCCTCTCCGGGCTATCTCGGTACAGCCCTTACGGCTCTATCCTCGGGGTACCTGAACAAGGATATGACCTGGAGCGTCCCTGATGGCTGGGTGGGGGGCGTCAGGAGGGCCCTGGGTAAGCGGGGAGACTGGGTGGAATCCGGGACGGTCTATGAGGTCTATGCCACCCGGCCAGCTGGGGGTGATAAGTCCAGGGGGGTCACTCTGTCCCTGAGCTATGGGAGAACCTCCTCCTCCTCCTCCTACCTACCTCCCTGGGCTACCTGGGAGATTCGAGGGGAAGCCACTAAGGACTACACCCGGTTTACCTTCCGGTGCCTGACCGCGGGCCTGACCCCCTGGGCATACAAGAGCTTTGACCCCGACCTCCCCGCGGGCACCACAGCTACCTTTGAGCTGGAGATGCCCCTGGGGAACAACAACTGGGCTGAGAAGGACCAGCTGGGATCCCTTCGGTACGTCTTCAGCAAGCCCCTGACTCGGACCGTCAAGACCACCCTCAGACTGGGTCAAGAGAATGGTACCCCAATAGGTCAGGAAGCCTCAGTGACCTTCATTGGGGAGCCCCAACTGTCTATCAAGACCGCCTTCCACTGGATGCCCGGAGATGTCCATTCAGTACAAGGGGAAATCCAAGTGGATTCCGACGGGGTCATCCCCTCCCAGGGCTGGACTCAGAGCCCCTCCAATGGTAGTGTCATAGTCCTATACTATAATGAGCGTGGTCAGGGCACCACCGCTACCTTCCCCTTGACCGCCAAGAAGGGAGGGTGGTTCACAGTAACCTGTACCTGGCTGGCATCCCAGGAGGGCCTGGCTAAGTCCTTGGCTTACCGGCTTGGTACCCAACAATGGAGCTGGACTTCATGAACGATCAACAGAAACTAGACCTCCTGGAAGAGATCCTGGACAACTACCTGATCCGGGTACATGAGCGGATCGCCAACCCCGATGCAGAGTCCAAGGACCTTGCCCTGGCCCTGTCCACCCTTGAGAAGTTTGATAGGCTGGCTATCGGGGGTAGTGCTGATGCTTCCCAGGGCCTTGGCGCTGCTGCCCTGGCCGTCAAGGCCCGGAAGGCTGCCCAGCAGAAGAAGCAGGAGCTGAATGACTGATGGCCCAAGGAAAGCGTAGAGAGGTCCGGGAGAACCCAGTACAGGCTGCCCTACGCTGGGAGCGGCAACGACAGGTTGCTGCTCTCTATGGGGAGCAGATAGCACCCGACGGTGCCATACTCCAGACGGAGATGGAGGGGCTAGTCCTCTTCGGCCATCGAGTCATGGAGCTTCTGGGGTTCTCCTTGGATCCCCTTCAGGAGGACATCCTCCTGTTCATGGGGGAGGAGCACAGGTCCTCCATGGTGCAAGCCCAGAGGGGCCAGGCCAAGTCCACCCTGGCAGCTATTCTTCTAGCCTGGGACCTGATCCAGAGGCCCTACCACCGGGATGCCGTGGTCATGCCTAAGGAGGACCTGGCTACCCAGGTCATCTCCATGATGATCAAGATCTTTGAGACCCTCCCGGAACTCAAAGAGACCTTCCTGCCCGACCCCCGGGCAGGGGACCGTACTGGGGTCCAGGGCTGGGATATCCACCACTCCCTGAAGGGGGTGGACAAGTCCCCCTCCCTAGCCCCTATCTCCCTGATGGGGACCCTGCAATCCCGCCGGGTGGACCTGGCTGTCATCGATGAAGCAGAGACCGACAAGAACTCTCGGACTGCAGAAGCCCGAGAAGACATCCTCCGGAGGGTCCGGGACTTCGAGTCCATCTGTATGGGCCGCCTCCTCTGGCTGGGTACTCCCCAGTCAATGCAGTCCATCTACTTCGACTTGGTTGACCGGGGCACCAAGGTCCGTATCTGGCCCGGCCGATACCCCACCGACAAAGAAATCCCCTTCTACCGGGGCTGTCTGGCCCCTTGGATTGCCGATGCGATAGCCAGGGACCCCTCCCTGCAGTCCGGGGGAGGTGTAGACGGTGCTCAAGGGAAGCCTACCTGCCCAGCCTACCTGGGGGAGCAAGTCCTCCAGCAGAAAGAGCTGGCTATGGGTCCCGCATGGTACCAGCTCCAGCACATGCTCAACGCCACCTTGACTGACGAGGGCAAGAAGGCCCTCCGAACCAAGGATGTCATTGTGGTTACCCAGGACAAGGAGTTCCCCGTCCGGGTTGACAAGGGGATGGGGCCAAGCTTTGTCCACCAGCATCTTTCCATGGGGAGGAAGTATGACCTGGCCTTGCCCTCGGCCTTCTCAGAGGAAAGGAAGGCCCCTGTCATCCGAGCCTATGTGGATCCTGCTGCAGGGGGTTCAGTATCTGGGGACCGCACTGCTTTCTCTGTGGTTGGGCTGGTTGCTGGTAACATAGTCCTACTGTCCTACGGCTCCTTCCCCGGAGGCTACGACAAGGAGGGACTCTACAAGCTGGCGGAGGCCCTGTGCCCCCACAAGCCCGTCTCCATCACCATTGAGAAGAACATGGGCTACGGGGCCTTCAAGGAGGTCTTCCAGCCTATCATGCTGGAGGTCGCTGAGAAGCATAGCTTCAAGCCGGGTATCGAGGATGACCTAGCCAAGGGGCAGAAGGAGGTCCGAATCATCGAGGTCCTAACCCCTGTGTTTGCCAGGGGCTCCATGTGGGTCACGGACAAGGCCCTGGATGAGGAGGTCCGGTACCTTGAGGGTATCCCCCCCGGTAAGGCTGGAAGCTACTCCCTGTGGCACCAGATAGCCAACATCACCCGGGAACGAGGGAGCCTCTATAAGGACGACCTCCTTGACTCCCTGGCAGGGGCCGTTAACCTCTTCAGGGAGGAACTGGCTCTGGACGCCTCTAAGATGGCCCAAGCCATCCAGAAGAACGCCCATAAGCAAATGACCAAGGAGATGCTGGACTTCCTCTCGGGGAAGACCCGTTGACAACCCGCCCGTAACTGGGCACAATGAGGGCCTCTAGGGAATCCCCTAGGGGCCCTTTCCGTTTGGAGCACCAATGATCAGCTTCCATGAGTACCCAGAGTCCGCAGGCGACGGCAATGGGGCTCTCCAGTACTTCAATGCCTGCAAGTCCTTCTTCAATGTCCAGTACCGCTGGGCAGCCAACTTCCCGGAGCAGAAACCCCATGGCTACGATGAGTTTGTCGAGTTCACCCGCAAGCATCTTGCTGCACTGGAGTCCTTCTATCCCCCGGCGGAACCCCCGAAGCCTTCCCGCAGGCGGTCGGCTGAATAAGGTCCTCCTTGGGGGCCTCCTGGGAGCCTCTATAGGCGCCCTGGCGGGCTTCTCCACCCCTCCCAAGGCCCTTCCCCCAGTAGCGGTCCAGGATTGCCTGAACGCCCGCTATGACGTGGATACGGCCTACCGTGAATCCACCCTTGCCCGTTGCCGGGCTCAAGGAACCCCGATCAATGATCTCTAAGACCCAAGCGGCTGTCGCCGCACTGTCCATCTCGGCCACTGGCCTGTCATATATCCAAGGCGCCGAGGGGCTGTCCTATGGGGTCTACCTCGACCCCGTGGGCCTCCCCACTGTTTGCTACGGTCATTACGACCAGCGCCTGAAGGTCGGTACGAGGTTTTCCGAGACTGAGTGCCTGACCTTCCTTAGGGAGGACCTGAGCGCCGCTGAGAAGGCCGTGAAGGAGCTGGTCACTGTCCCCCTGAACCAAGGGCAGTATGATGCCCTGGTCAGCTTCGTGTATAATGTCGGTACTGACGCCTTTCGCCGGTCTGCCCTCCGCCGTAAGCTCAATGAGGGCAAGTATGACGAGGCAGCAGCGGAGTTTGGGAAGTGGATTTACGCCCGAGGCAAGAAGCTGAAGGGCCTTATCAACCGCCGGCAGAATGAACGCCGGCTCTTCGAGGGTAAGTAATGGCCAGCTGGTCAGACTACGTCAAGAAGGCCCAGGAGGATGTCTCCAAGGCCCCCCAGAAGAATCGCCTGGCGGCCGCTAAGGCCACAGGAGCTAACAACGAAACTACGGAGCAATCCAATGAGCAGAAGAACAGAACGCCGGCTGAGAATCCAGGCAGCCCTGATCACCGGTCTGGTGTTTCCGGAACCTACCAAGATTTCTTCAACGGTAGTCCCCGGGGGAGTAAAGAACCCCCCGCCGATCTTCTCGCAAGGCATCGAGGTAACCGGTGAAGCTATGCTCGGCCAGCCCGATAACGTCCAGCTGGTCCCGGAGCCTCAAGTCCCTGACAATACTTCTGCCTAAGGAGGACCCATGGCAATCGTAGTTGAGCACAGCAAGCCCCAGAACCAGGCCGCCCTGCGGGTCGATGACGAAGGACGCCTTCTGGTGGTAGTCAAAGGTGGCGGTGGAGGCGGAGGTGGTGGGGGTGTAGGCCCTGCCGGCCCCCGCGGCCCTGCCGGCCCCGCTGGCCCCCAAGGCCCCAAGGGGGATAAAGGTGAGCAAGGCCCCGCCGGCCCCATGGGCCCCCCGGGACCTGCTGGGGGTGGTGCCGGTGGTGGCCTCTCGGAGGCCCAAGTCAATGCCCTGATCGCCACGGCCGCTAAGACCCCGCAGATGGCCTCCCTGACCCAGCCTGGGGCTATCACCTCGAATCACTATAGGGTTCTCAGCCGGATCTCCGCAGGCCCTGTAACTCCTCTGGCCCCTGCGGGTACCCTGCTGGTCCAAGGGAGTACCCAGTTTAGCCAGCCAATTTCGGCCTATGCAGTGACCGTCGACAAGACCCCCAGTGCTGACAATGACGCCGTCACTGTGGGCTATCTGAAGCAGGAGCTGGCCAAGGTAGGTGGGGGTGGCGGTGGGGCTGCTCCTTCGGGTCCAGTCCCAGGGCAGATCATTGGGGTTCTGCAGTGGCGGGGTTGCTCTGCCGGTGCTACCAACGGCTCGGAGATCCTCCAGCCCTTGGGTACCCTGTACAACGCCAACTATGGCACGATCAAATTCGCCTGGCCAGAGCTGAAAGCCCAAGACAACTTTGTGTTCTTTATCCCCCTGGCTGGTATGTACCAGGTGAAGCTGGTGGCCATGGGCGCCTCTAGCCAACCGGTTTACCTGAAGGACACCCAGGGGACCCTGGATGGCTTCGCTGGCCCCATGTCGGAATCCGCTGCGGTCCCCCTGGGCACTGGGATGTCCTTTGTGCTGGGTACAAATATCCCCAACAGACTGGTCCGCCTGCCCATCCACTGCCCGGGCACTTCCCGGAAGCAGATCCCTGACGTCATGGCGATCATCTCCCTGATTGCCCTGAAGAAAGACATCCCCGCTTAACCATGCTCACCCTCCGCGCCTCCGGAGGGGATGACACAGCAGCCCTGAGACAAGCCCTCCAGAAAGACTCCCATGTCCGCCTGGAGGGCTCTTTTAGACTCAGGGATCAGGTAGACCTTGCCGGCCCTTGCCGGCTCCTGGAGGGGGCCCCTGGGGCCTCCATTACCCTGGACGGGTCTGGTACCCGTCGTGCTGGCTTCCTCTTCCGCAATCAAGCCCCGGGGTCTTCCCTGACCATCCGGGGCATCTCCTTCCAAGGCCAGAACCTGGCCGACAACCAGGAGGGCTTCATCTATGGCATCTCCTGCTTGAACCTCAGGATCGAGTACTGTTCCTTCCTGGGGGTCCTCAAGGGCCATGCGGTCTCCCTGGTAGACCAATGCAATAACTGCCACATCCTGGGCTGTCGAGTAGAGGCGGGCCCTCCCGAGGACAAGACTTCCTCCGTCTGCTTCAAGCTCCATGGGACCCTCAGGGGGGTTACCCGGGAGACCTGGCTGAAGTCCGGGACCCTCCCCGAGATCGATCCCCTCCGGAACTGCTCCGTGATTGGTTGTACCACCTCCCGGGGCTACTATGGGGTCTCCCTGTCAGCGGCCTGGGGCTGTGAGGTCTCCCACAATACCTTCGCGGGGAACAAGCGGGGAATCTCCTGCCAGGACTCCTCGCACTACAACAAGCTCCACTCCAACCTGATCACCGAGAACATCTCCTCGGGCATCCACCTGGCCTATGGGTCCTCCTGGAATGAAATCACCCGGAACACCGTGGAATCCTCTGCGGCCCAGGGCCAGGGGGTCCTCCAGGCTTACGTGGCCTGTAAGGGGAACGTGTTCAGGGAGAACAGGATCTCGGTCTCTGGCCCCCGCTATGGGGCCTACTTTGGGATCCAATGTGATGGGACGGTCTTCGAGGACAACCTCCTGGAAGGCTCCCCTAGCCGGGCCCTGGTAGCCGTGGAGTCCGAATGGCTGTCCGCTGGGGCTGACCCCCACCATTATGGCTTCCGGGCGGAGGCTGACAACCACTTTGCTCGAGGGCCCACCTCTGGGGTAACCCTCCGGAACAACACCCTGGTAAACCGTGGGCCTGGTTGGACCTTGCTCCTAACCGCCCACCCGGGTTACAATCTCACTGGGGTCTCCCTGGTAGGCAACAAGGCCCCCTACGAGGCTCCCGCAATCAACCGCCTGGGAACAGGCACCCTGGAGTATTCCAATGTTTGAATTCCTGACCACCTACCTGAGCCCCACTAGGTTCGACCTGATCCTGACCCTGCTGGTAGCAGCCCTTGGCCTGACCCTCTACAAGGTCGATAAACGGCTCACAGAGCTGACCCCAGAGGACGATAAGCCCATCATGCCAGCTGACCTGGCGAGAGCCCTGGAGGGCCTCCTGAACCGTCTGGCACCCAGCCTGACTCCCAAGGAGGCCACCCATGTCGCCAAGTCCCTGAGTTATCACGGACGGGTTGACCTGGAGACCCTGCTGTAATACACTTTAGCCCTGCCTCCCCAAGAGGTGGGGCTTTTTTTTCATTTCTAAGGAGCCACAAATGGCAACCGTTGTAGTCGACAGCAACCCCTCCCTCCTGGCCTCCCTCCGTGTTGATGACGAGGGATACCTCCTGGTCTCTGTGGGCGGTGGGGGTAGCAGCTCCCTTTCCCCAGCCCAGGTTGACAAAGCTGTAGAAGTAGCCCAGAATGAAATCAAGGAGGTAATCAATGGCCTGACCTCCCTGCCCACAGTAACCCAGCTGGCTGGCATTCTGACCCCCCGGAAGCCGGCCCTGAGGGCCAGGCTTGTTGCAGCCCTCTCCTAATCACACTCATCCAGTAGGTGCCTCAATGGAGCTCACACAGGAACAGTTCGATTTCTTCAAAGACCTTGATTTCGCTGCAGCGGTTAAGCACGGCGAGGGGCGGGTACAGTTCACCTTCACCCACAAAGACCGCGGGGTGACCGTGCGGCCACGTAGCAGCGGAAAAGGGGACATAGTCGTCCGACTGGGAACCTCCGAGGAAGACAGGCTTCTGGTTGATCTGAACTTATCCCTGTGGGCTATCGAGGGAACCGAGAACATGGACGGTCGTGCACTGCTGAATGTGCTGTATGACGCTGTGAACAACCCCGGACCGGGCTTGCTCAAGGCGATCTGGCTGGACACACCCTACGTGAAGGCGTGGTCGGTGGACGTGTTGGGGTCCCACATCAGGTTCTTGTGCCAAAAGGAGCCCGTGACTTACGAATTGCATGCTTATGAGGCCCCGGGGATTCAGGAGACCACGGCCGTTGAGCTACTGGTGGATGGGGAGAGGGTCCATACATTCCTCCTCCCCATGGGGTACGGCAAGCCCACAGCTCAGTTTCTGCTCAAGCTGGCCAACGCCATCACCGGGGCATGGTATGCTGAGGTAAGGAGTGACTGCCATGAGTAAACTGATGAAAGGCATCAGTGCCTCCCCCAAGGATCTCACCTACCCCTGCTGGGCTGAACTGAAGATTGACGGGGTCCGCTGCTCGGCCACCCTGCTCCCCTCTGGAGAGGCCCAGTACCTCTCCTATGCCCAGAAGCCCCTGTACAACCTGGAGCCCCTTACCGGCCCCCTGATGCCCCTCCTGGAGGATTACGGGGTGGTAGACCTGGAGATCCTCTTCGACGAGGACTTCAAGAAGACCATCCAGTGGACTCGCTCCCATACCCGCCCGGAGGGCTTCTCGGAGCGGGACCTCGTGGGCTACATCCTGGACCTCCCCACCCACCCGGGTACTCTCAGGGAGCGCTATAAGGCCCGGGAACGCTTCCTGGCCTCTGAGTACAGTGAGCACCTTGCTGCCCCCTTGGGTAAGTTCTATGAGTCCCGGGAAGCCCTTGAAGAGGCCCTAAGGGCCGTCTGGCTCCGGGGGGAAGAGGGCATGATGGTCAAGGACCTGGACTCCCTCTACAAGCCCGGGGGCCGTACCAAGGACTGGATCAAGATCAAGAGGGCGGAGACTGAGGATGGGGTCATCCTGGCCTACAATGAGGCCATTGACCAGAAGGGCAATCCCAAGGGAGAACTGGGTTCCCTTGTCATCCAGCTGGAATCTGGTATCATCTGTTCTGCCTCCTCCTCCAAGCTTACCCGGGCTGAACGGGTAGCCCTCTGGCTTACCCGGGATACCCTACCTGGTCAGTGGGCTGAGGTCCGGTACATGCAGGTAGCCTCTGCTGGGGGAGCCCGTCACCCTATATTCCTTCGCCTTAGAGAGGCCAAGCAATGAATGATCTGAACACCTTCAAAGAAGTAGACCGTAAGCTGACTCGGGAATGCCAGCGCCTCCGGGAGGATTCCACTCCCTGCTCTAGGGCAGACCGGGGGTACTACACCTTCACCCTGTACTACCACCTGGATGATCAATGGGGTCAGCGGGTGGTAACCCGGAGAGCTGAGGGGGAGGTCCTGGAAGCCTGGGCCTTCCCTCGGGAGCCCCTGTTCCAGGCCGCCCAACTCCACTATGAAACCCTCCAACAAGCCTTCATGGACTTCTTGAAAGAGGAGACCGAGTATGGCCGCTCTCTCCCTCCTCTCTGACATCCTGGGCGTCATAGCCCTCCTGTTGATCCTCCTGCACACCCAGAGTTCCCGATGACCCCCACCTACTCCCTGGCAGCCCTCAAGGGCATCCTGGGGGCGGGCCTGATAGCCCTGTCCCTCACGGGATGGGGCTTTTTCATGTCCACCTCCAAGAAGCTGGACCAGGCCCAGGCCGCCCTCTCCCTCCAAGCCGCCTCTATCCGCCTCCTGGAAGACAAGGTAGCCTCCCTGGAAGCCTCCCTGTCCTCCTCCCAGAAAGCCTATAGGGCCTCCCAAGCCCGGGTACAGACCCTACAGGCCGATCTAGCCCGGAGGAAGACCCAGGACATCAAGGCTGCCCAGGATCGCTCCCTAGCATGCTTCTCGCAAGCCTATGAGACCATCCATGAAGCCCTCAAGTAACCCCTTGGCCTCCCTTGGAGCCCTCTGTGCCCTCCTAGTATGCCTACCCTCCTGTACCTCTTTAGGGGCTCCTCAGGTTAGTGGTAACCCAACAACAGACCCCCCTATCCCAGAAGGGACCTGGTGGTTCCACACGGACCACTCCCTGAGAGCCCTTGGGAAGGCCCAGGAGCCCCTCTGGAGGCTCTGTGACCATGCCTCCTACCCCTTGCCCTACCGGGCTAACCCAGACGGCCTAGCGGCCTGTATTCAGGCCCTGAAGCCCCCGATGTAACCCAGAAGCCCCTGGATTCCCCCTCAAGGAGTCCGGGGGCTTTTCTCATTTATAGACCTATGGTATAGTCTAGGGGTCGGGAGGCTAGGGGCCTCCCTCCCTACTCCCGGGGGACCCAGACATACCCCAGTCCTCAAGAGGAGGGGGTAGAGGGGGGAAATCG